TGGCGAAGGAGAGGCCCGTGCTGTTCGTGTCGCTCGAGATGAACCGTGAGGAGATCGCGGCCCGCGCGATCGCATCGCTGGGGCAGATCTTCATCGGCTCGCTGAACAAGCACCAGCTGACGGACTCGGACTGGCGGGCGTTCGCCGCTCACCGTGCCGCGCTCGAGGCGCTGCCGCTCGTGATCGTCGACTCGTCGGAGGTGTCTACGATTCCACAGCTGAAGGCGAAGGCGCGGGCGGTTCGCCGGAAGTACAAGCGGAACCCGGTCGTGATCGTCGACTACCTGCAACTGCTGTCCTCGCCGGTGAAGGCGGAGTCGCGGCAGGTGGAGGTCGCGGGGTTCTCGCGGGCGCTGAAGCTCGCCGCGCAGCAGTGGAAGGTGCCTGTGCTGGCCCTGTCGCAGCTGAACCGTGGGAACACGCAGCGCAAGGGCAAGGGCGCGGAACCGCAGCTGTCGGATCTGCGCGAGTCCGGCGCCATCGAGCAGGACGCCGACGTGGTGATGCTGCTGCACCGCAAGCCGATCGCGGGATCTCCGGACGAGCTGAAGGTCATCGTCGCGAAGAACCGTCAGGGCCAGCAGGGGGATGCGTCTCTCGTCTGGCAGGGCCAGTTTTCGCGGGTGCTGTCGAAGTACCAGGCCAACGAACACATCGATTTCAACAACAAGGGGAACCAGTCATGAACGAAACAGTCATCACCGTCGTCGGAAACCTGACCGCGGATCCGGAGCTGCGGTACACGCAGAACGGCCTCCCGGTCGCGAACTTCACCATCGCGTCCACGCCTCGGAACTTCGACCGCGCCGCCAACGAGTGGAAGGACGGCGAAGCGCTGTTCCTCCGCGCTTCGGTGTGGAAGGAGTTCGCGGAGCATGTCGCCGGCAGCCTCACGAAGGGCATGCGTGTCGTCGCCCAGGGGAAGCTCCGTCAGCGTTCCTATAAGGACCGGGACGGGAACGACCGCACCGCTATCGAGCTGGAGGTCGACGAGATCGGCCCCTCGCTTCGGTACGCGACCGCGCAGGTCACCCGATCGGCCGGGAATGGCACGTCACAGGCCACAGGCGGTGCGTGGAGCGCCCCGCAGGCATCCGAGCAGTCCTGGTCTACCCCCAGCGCAGAAGAGCCGTTCTGATGGGCGCCCTCGAAATCCTGCTCTGGATCCTCGCCGCCATCGGCGGGTTGGTCCTCCTGACCGCGATCGCACTCTTCGTGCTGTTCGTCGGTCTCATGATCTTCGGCTTCCGTCTCATGCGTGACGACGAAGCCGCTCAACTCCCTGAAAGGACAGACCGATGATCGAACGCGAAGAGATCCGGTTCGTCGCCGCCGCCGATTGGACCGATGACTGCCGGATCCGCATCGAGCTGCGCAAGCGCGTGACGAAGCTCACCATCGCCGAAGCGAAGGCGCTGCGCTCCGAACTGGACGCCGCGATCACTGAGGCATCGGCAGGCGCAGAGGACCTCCGCCACGAGCATGCGCCCGCCGCTGTCGACCTGATCGAGCACATCTCACCCGATTGCCGAGCAGGCAAGCACCCGCTGCACCCCGACAACGCATGGGATGACCAGCGGGACGAAGAGGTGCCGTGCACGTGCGCGTGCCACTGGGACACCATCACGGACAGTGCAGCATGACCCCGGCGAAGGAAATCGGCTACCACCGTCCCGACGTGGCCTGGAACGGCCTCACGGTCACCGACCTGTTCTGCGGTGCGGGAGGGTCCAGCAGCGGACTGGTCGAGGCTGGCTACAAGGTCGTGATCGCGGCGAATCACTGGAAGCTGGCGATCGAGTCGCACCAGGTCAACCACCCGGACACGGACCACTCGCAGGCAGACATCTCGCAGGTGAACCCCGCGTACTTCCCGCGCACGCACGTGCTCTGGGGCTCCCCGGAGTGCACGAACCACAGCATCGCGAAGGGCATCAAGCGGCAGCGTCAGCAGGATCTCGCGCTGTTCGAGCTCGACGGCACCCGGCCGCTGCCTGATGAGGCCGCGAACCGGTCGCGGGCGACGATGTGGGACATCCCTCGCTTCGCTGAGCACCACCGGTACATGGCGATCGTTCTCGAGAACGTCGTGGAGGCGTACCGGTGGGATCAGTTCCCGGCATGGCAGGCGGCGATGCAGTCGCTCGGCTACCGGATGCAGTTCGTGTGGCTGAACAGCATGCACGCGCAGATCGGAGGGATGCCGGCGCCGCAGTCTCGCGACCGCATGTACATCGTGATGTGGCGAGAGGATCTCGCCACGAAGGAGCGTCCCGGTCCGAACATGGGCAAGTGGACTCGGCCTATGGCGGTCTGCCCGGAGCACGGCGAGGTGCAGGCCGCGCAGGCGTTCAAGAAGGCCGAGCAGTGGGGTCGGTACCGGACGCAGTACGTGTACGTCTGCCCGGAGTGCTGGCAGCCGATCGAGCCGGGATGGCTGGGCGCTGAGTCGATCATCGACTGGTCGATCCCGACGCCGCGGATCGGCGATCGCCCGCTGAAGGAGTTCTGGGCGGACAAGAAGAAGACGGTGTCGCTGGGATTCCACCACCTCGCGCCGAAGACGCTCGATCGCGGGCGCCGGGGCATCGAGCGGTACTGGACGCCGCTCGTCGTCGAAGCTGCAGGCAACGCCTACGACTCGACCGACCCGAGGCATCCGGCCTTCGGACGGGAAGACGGGTACATCCGCGCGTGGCCCGCCGATGAGCCGCTGAGGACGTTGCACGGATCGGCCTCCAAGGGGCTGATGATCCCGCCGCTGATCGTCAACAACGTCTCCGGCGCGGATGCGGCCCGGTCTCGTCCGGCGACAGAGCCGCTTCCATCGCTCGTCGCGGGCGGAACGCACGCTGCGCTGCTCGTGCCGGTGGAGGGGCGCGAAGGTAAGAACGCGGCGCCCGCGCATCTGCCTCTTCGGACGCAGTCGACGCGGAACGAGACTGGCGTGCTGGTCCCGCTCGTGGTGCCCATGCGTAACCACGGTGTCGCGAAGCCCATCACAGAGCCGATCGACACGGTCAGCGCGGAGGGTAACCACCATGCGCTGATCATGCGGAACAACCGTGGCGGCGCCGAGATGTCCACCCCGGTCACAGAACCGCTGCGAACGCTCACGACGGCCGGGCATCAGTCGCTGGTGACCCCGAGCGATCCGATCAGTCTCGACATCTTGGAGGCGGGATTCCGGATGCTCGAGCCGCACGAGATCCAGGCGGGCATGGGCTTCTCCCGCGACTACGTGCTGCTGGGGTCGAAGCGCGAGAAGGTCAAGCAGGCGGGCAACGCGGTCACACCGCCCGCCGCCCGCGACCTCGGGCACGCGGTCGCCGAGTTCCTGCTGGCGGTGGCGGCATGATCCTCGAGAGAGTGCGCCCGTGCACGGACTGCCAGCGCATGACGCGTCCGTCCAAGTCGCGTCTGACGGACTACCCGGACACGATCGTCCGGGGGAGCGCTGAACGCTGCCTCACCTGCTATCTGAAGGTGCGAGGCCGAGTGGAGTCGAAGCCACGGCCGCCGAAGCCCATCCGGGTCACGGTGACGTCGAGCGTGGCTCTTGCGACTGTCCCGGGTGAGAGGTTCCCGCAGCGTGCGGACTGCCGCCCCTCCTGTTGCAAGACGCCGTATTTGTGCGCGAAGCAGTTCGCGTGCGAATGCCACGAAGGTGACCGGTGATGCTCACAGAAGCCGAGCTGTACACGGCCGAGCTGCGCCAGTGGCGGGAACGCTACGAGCAGCACCTCGACCGTGTCCCGATCCTGCTCGAGACGATGCGCGACCACGCCCACCCGCTCAAGGCCGGCGGACTCTCGGAACGTGTCTCGGGCGGTGGAGGTGAAGCGCCACTCCCGTTCCGGGCTGATCCGGTCGACGACTGCGACGATCTGTGGGCTGCACTGGTCGAGTATGTCGGGGAAGTGGCGGAGCGCCTGCAGGATGCCGCGCCAGGAGCCACAGGAGCGTCGTGGGCGTCCTCGAACGGTATCCGGGGGATCGGGGCAGGGGTGAGCGGTGACGAGGCGTACAAGGCCGGATTCGTTCTCATCGCCTGGCTCATCGACCGGGCCGAGAACATCCGCGACCTGCAGCTGCGGGACAGCGAAGATCACCTGTTCGGGCTGATCCGGAAGCTCGTGAAGCGATACGTGGACGCCCCACCGATCGAGAGGCCAGCACACCGCCGCTTCTGCAGCGTGTGTGGAGAGAAGGCAGTGCTCACCGACTGGGTGCTGGGAGACGCAGGGGAAGCATCGTGCCGCGTCTGCGGAGCGACATACGAGACCAAGGAGCAGTCCGATGACCGATGAACAACTGATCGAGGAAGCCGCGAAGCGCCTGGAACGGGAGATCGACGGGAACGCCGTCGCGATCGTGTCTGCTCGCCCTATCCGGACCGTCTTGGACGCTCTGGCGGAAGCACGCGAGGTTCTGGCCGACGCCGACCACACGGCGGCGAAGTACTGGCGGCGGATGCGAGACGCCGAGCGCACTCTCGCCGTGTTCGAGAAGGCGCACACCCCGACCGACGACGAGCGAGAAGCGCTGGCGTTCGTAATCGAGCAGGGCTGGGGCAATCCCACGTGGGACGGCAAGACGCTTCGACCGATCGACCGGCAGATCGCAGACGCGATCCTCGCATCGGACGTGTGGCGCTTCCGTCGTTCCGAGGTACCGGAGCCGAGCGCCGAGGTCGATGAGACAGCGGCGCGGTATCAGCCGTGCCACTTCGACACGAGCGGCATGTACGAGCGGACGTGGTGCCACACGCACGGGGTCGACCACATTATGCCCTCCGGCGATGTTTACGTGCAGGGTCATCGGTTGCCGGATGGCCACACGTACACGGGGCCGATGAGCGTGAGCGACCTGCCGCAGGGCGAACCGTCCGACGCGCAGATCATTCGTTGCGACTACTGCGGCGATGGGTTGCCGAACGTGCCGAGCCGAGCGCACGTCCCGACGACCCCAAACTTGCAGCGGATGGGGTTCGCAGCGGACAAGGTGGTATGCCCCGAGTGTGTTGGAAGGGTGCGAGCGGCGGATCACGCATGGTCACCGTGCTTACTCCCGCCCGTGATGAGTGATCTGCTTGGCCGGAACGCTATCGAGGCCGCAGCCCGCGAGTATCACGAGCGGAGAAACGGCGAAGGCTCATTTGACCGCATGGCGGACCA